CTTGCGCCCCGGGGATCACTACAGGATCGGTGACCGGAGGCGGACCGTCCCGACTGCACGGGCACCTCTTGTACCGGCGCTCGATTTCATTGAGGAGGTCGCGCGTCGAGGCGGTAGACAGGTCGACGGTCATGCTCTCCTCGCAATCACGACCGGCATGTCGCGCAAGATCTTCCCGTCACGGAACCGCCGGAGCCCCTCTTCGTTGAGCGCGATCACGAACCGGTGATCCTCGCGCTCGTACGCGACCCTCCCGATACAGACGCCGTCTGATGGTATCTCGGGGAGCGGGTTCAGCCGGGGGTTCCTCTGTGGCGTCGGGGCCATGGTGCCGTCAAGCTTCGCGAGCTGCCGTAATCGCCACCTCTGGTAGGCAGCCTTGTCCTTTCGCACATCTGGGCGGGGATCGTCGGGATCGTCCGGGATCTTGCGGTATATGCGGGTCATGCCTCGGCCTCCGAACTATCAATTTGACACAAATTGACACAAATTGACATATCCCGTGCGTCGACCTCCTCCAGCCGGCGCCAGCCTGCGAGGTGTGCGGCGAGGCCGGTCATACGGCCTCCACAGTCCTGAGTTTCTTGGCCCGTTTCGGTGTCGCCTCCGGATCTCGGGGCGAATGCTGTCCGCACCAGTCGCCCCCAGCGACGACGGGAAACCGCGCCCGGTGCCCGGTCGAGACGACGGTTGGGGGGCCGTGCCGGCATTCGCCGTGCGTGGCGGTGATGGGGAGGCAGTGCCGGCAGGTCTCACAGGTCGCGGTCATTTCGGCGTCTCCACAACGGGCGAGTAGGTACATCGGCAGCGGGGGTGGATGGGGAGGCTCGGCTCGTCTCCGATGTCGAACACCTCGCCGTGATACCCTTCGCACTCATCACAGGCGCGTTCGTCCAGCCCGGCGAGGAATTTCACCTTCGTGATCCCTGCCTGAGCGTACCGGATCGTGGCGCCCTGGTTGACGGCATACATGGTCTCCGTCCGGGCCATCGTCTCGGCGCGCGTCCTGCCGATCTTGTCGCACCGGTCCATGATGCGGGCGGTGAGCATCGGGACGCCATCGCCCATCAGGAGCCCCTCGGTCAGCGCGCTGACGATCTGTTTCGACATCTCATCGGTGATGCCCTTGAGGGCCGAGAGGTTTCGGGACTGCAGCACGGCGACCGCGTGCCAGTCGATCGGACCGGCGCCGGTCGTGCCGCCGGCCAGGGCGGCCTTGAGTGCCCCGTCGGCCCACGTGACGCCCTGGCGATACGCGACCTTGACGAGATCGCCCTGCTTCTCCTTCGACGGCGTGATGATGATCTCATCGATGGTCTTCTCGAGGTAGGCTCGCAGCCATTCGAGGTCGAGGTCGACTGTCGGCGCGGCGAGCTCGCGGGCGCGGGACTCGACCGCGGCAACGGCCTTCTTCTCGAAGGTGTCGAACATCGGGAGGATCGCCTTGACGTACCGGTCTTCGATCTTCTTGCTCATCGTCGGGTCGGTCTTCGGGCGGTAGGATGCCGCGAGGCAGCGGAGGCACATCTCAGATCCCCGCCAGCCAGAGGGCACACCCGATCAAGGCGCCGCCCGCGATTGCAACACAGAGCGCCGCCAGTCGCGCCTCGCGCCGTTCCGCTGCCATCTCCTCGTCCGTTGGCCGGACGTTGGGGGCTCCCGGTAGCGCCTGCGCCACCACGGGAAGCCTCTTACCTCCCCCGCTCATGCTTCAGGCTCCTGTGCCGGCGCGTACTCGCTCTCGGTCGGCGTGACCCCGAACTTCTTCTGCACCCACTCCTGCGGCAGCACCGCGAACGGGTCGAGCGGGGTCGCCTGCATGATCTTCCCGATCCACTCGGCGGTCGTCTGCTCGTCGAATGGGTTCGGGTCGTTGAAGACGAGCTTGACCGCGCCGGGCACGCCCGTGATCTGGTCGATCACCTGCTGCGAGTAGACCGGCGCCACCCGCCGCTGAATGGCCGCGCACTTGTCGTACCAGACCCGGAGCCGGACGTTTGCCGTGGCCTCCGTGCTCCCCTTGTAGTCGAGCCCGAGCACCTCCGCCGGTACGCCGAGCGCGGCACAGAGGCGCGAGGTCGAGATGTTCGAGAAGACGTCGGCCCCGGGGAGCCCGCCCGTGTCGATGGCGCCGATCTCGACGTCCCGGCAGGTCACGAAGTCGTGCTTCGCCGAGAGGCTCTCGAACTGCGTGCCGATCGCGTCGAGGTCCTCCTTTGCGACCTCCTCGCCCTCGGCTCCGACGCGGACGTGGAACTTCGGAAACCCGTGCCGCTCGATGGCCGCGGCCGTCCCTTCGGCCGTCTTGGTGTCCCGCATGATGTCGTCGTAGGCCCGCTGAATGAGGGACCGGCCGTAGGGGCTGCCGGCCTTGCGGTGGATGACGAGGTGGACCATGTCGGCGACCTCGAGCGGCACGGCGCGGGACTGGTCCCACTCGCCCGGCGGGAGGAACGAGTACCCCTCGACCACGCCCGTGGCGGGGTTCTGCCGGACTGTGAACCGCGTCGAGTCGCGAAGGTCGACCCGGAGGAAGTTCGCCCCGATGCGGGTTCTGGTGCACTCCTGGAAGGCGTCGCCGAGGACGAGCGCCTGCACGATGCCCTCGTACATGACGCTCTCGAACTCGAACGAGTCCAGCCGCTCCTGCGTGGTCCGTGCGAGGCCCTCGTCTCCTTCGAGCCGGTAGCCGTTCGAGAGCACGGTGAGGGCGTAGGCGTCGATGGCCTCGGCGATAGGGCCGCCCTGCTCGTAGATGGTCTGATACCGCTGCAATGCCTCGAGGGTGCGTTCCACCTTCGCGAAGTAGGCGCGGGCCGTGCCGCCTGCCGCAACTGCCTTCGGGGCCGGCTCTGCCTTCCCCGATACCAGCTGCCTGAGTCTCTGTCGAATCGTCACCATTTTCGGGTACCTGTCACTGCCTCGAACCGTCGGGGGGTCATCTGAATCGTCTCCTGCATGTGGTAGGCGTAGCTCGCCATGTCCACCTGGTCGTCGTGCGCACCGCCGGGGAAATTTACCAGCTCGCGCTCGAAGTCGACCAGCCACGGCGCGCCAGCGAGGTGGTAGACGGTGCCGGCCTCGTACCGAGCGGCCATCGGCAGTGCCCGCGTAAACTTGTCTGTGTCCGCGTGGAGCTCCACGACCGGCAGGCCGTCGCGCTTGAGCTGCTGGAAGAGCGTGAGCCCGATGCCCTTCGGCTCAATCCCCTGCTTCACCGGGCCCCACCGTTCGTAGGCTGTCCGGATCAGGCCGGGCTGGTCGGGCCCCTCCAGCCGCGTCTTGATCACGTCGAGGAGGAGGAGGTCGCGGACCGTGGTCAGGCCCCAGGTTCCGAGCGTGAAGAAGTCTGCCGACGCCTTGAGCGACCCGGCCGGGTCGCAGGTCTGGAAGAGGGTGAGCTCCTTCGCGGCGATCGCCTTCGCGCCCTCGGGGGAGTGGAGAATATAACCGCTATCGGTCGGGGAGCAGTAACGGAACCACTCCTGCTTGAACAGCCCGCCGCCGGCCGGCGCGGGGGCCTGCTGGTAGAGAGCCGCCCACGGGTAGGTGCCGAGCGTCGTCTTCATCGTTGCGAGCCGCTCGGTCGGGAACTTCGCAGGCCAGAGCGGCTCGCCTTCCTGCCGCGGGTCGCGCGGGTCGCGTGCCTCCTCGGCGATCGCCGGGAAACAGATCACCTCCCACTGCTCCCCGTCCTCCCGTGCTGCCGCCTCGAGAAGCCTGCCAGCGAGGTCGTCCTCGTGCCACCGGGTCATGGTGAGCAGGATGCGACTGTCTGCCTTCTCGAGCCGCGTGTAGAGCGTGGTGGTGTACCACTCCCAGACCTTGGCGCGGTAGGTCGGGCTCGCGGCCTCCTCCTGGTTCTTCACAGGGTCATCGATGATGCCATAGTCGGCCCCCATGCCGGTGATCCCGCCGCCGACGCCGGCCGACCGATACACGCCCGTGTGCCCGACGATCTCAAAGATGTCGCTGTTCCGCAGGTAGGCCCCCTGTGCCGTCGTGCGGACGTTCGAGCCGTAGAGCGTCGTGTCGGGGAAGAGGCGGTGATACGCAGGGCTGTCGATGATGCGCTGTACGTCCCGGTTCATGGCGCTTGCGAGATCGGCTGAGTAGGAGCAGGCGATCACGCTCGTGTCAGGATCCCGGCCGAGGAGGTATGCCGGCAGCCGTCTGGATACAAGCTCGGACTTACCGTGTCGCGGGGGCATCGAGACCATGAGCCGCGTCGTCTCGCCAGACACGAACTGGTCGAGGGCCGCACAGAGGGCACGGTGATGCCACGACACCTGATAGTCCGGCTTCGTGTACGTGGTGAAGTCGAGGAGGCTCTCACGCGCCCGTCGTCGGGCGAGGAGCTCACTCGCTGCGACTGCCTGCGATACGGGCGAGCTCATCATCGCTGAGGTCCTGGGCCGTGATCACCCTCACGGTCCCGCCGATCTGTTCGGTGCTCAGGCCGTCCTCGATGCGGGCGAGGTCGGCGCAGACTTTCAGGAAGCTGGGGATAGTGCCGGCCGGGATCAGCGACGGGTCCCCCAACGCCCGGATCCACGTCTTGACGAGGTTGACGCCGGCGCGCCCGGTCTCGAGCCGTTCGCGGGCCGCGGCGATCCGCTCCTGCGCAAAACGCTCCGTCTCAGCTTTGTCGGCAGCGGCCTGGAGGTGGGCGTCCCATGCCGCGACACGCTCGTGCCAGGCGTTGACCCTGGCCCACTCGTGGGGCTTCGTCCGGCTGCACTTTCCGGGATACCGCTGCCGGGCGCACTCTGTGATGGTGCGTGATGGCCCGAGGTCACGATAGATCAGAAACGCCGAATAGGCCCGGTTGGTCTCGCCGGGCCGCTGCGACCAGGGGGTAGAGGGGTCGGCCTCGTACTCCCGGGCGATCTCCGCCGGATCGGTCAGTACAACCCCTCCTGGATGAACCCGATTGTGTACTTCCACTTCGTCGGGGTGATCTGGAGGGAGGTGAACGGCGGGGCGATCATCACGCCGTAGTAGATCGTGCCGTCGATGGTCAGGGCGAGTTTCTGGCCGAAGAGGTCCTCGAGCGCGGCGATCTCCGCGTAGGAGTCGGTGAGGCAGGTGATCCGCCACTGCCGGATCTTGCGCGTCGACCCCTGGAGCGCGATGCCGCCGTTTTTGAGCTCGGTCTTGTTGCAGATCGGCCCGTGGTCGATCGTGCCCAGGTCGGGATACGAGAGTTCGAGCTCGCCGTAGACGACGACGGGGCCGGTCATTGCGGCTCCGGGTCTTCGTTGGGCGCGTTCGCGTAGGGGGTGGGGATGGGCCAGGCCGGCAGCATCGACTCGTAGCAGGCGGCGAGCTGTTCGAGCGCGCGGGACATCATCAGGATCGACTCCTTCTGATAGCCGGCCTCACGCTCGAGCCGTTCGATCCGCTGGACGAGCCGCTCGTCCTCGAGCGTCCGAACGCGGCGTTCGAGCGCGGCGATCTGGTGGTAGTCGCTCATGCACACACCGCCCGGAGGGTATCGGCGTGCGACATCGGCCGGCAGAGGGCGCGGTTGGTCGCGGTCGGGGCTGCGGTGCCGGCGAGGGGTTCGGCGGGGACGTACTTGCGGAGGACGAGCCAGTCGATGATGCTGATTGCCGTCGTCACTGTTGCTGCCTTGTATGTAAGTGAGTACAGGGGGAGCGCCCCAGTTGGGACGTTCGTCGTGTTCGTTGCGACTGTCGCCCCGTCCCGCTTGTAGACGACCGATGTCGTTCCGTTCCGAATGATGTCGTAGGTGTAGAACGCTGAGGTGTACCGACCATCGGCGCTCAATGTTACACTGGATTTATACGTGTAGAGTTTGTCGTACTTGTTCGTGGTTCCGCCGTCACTATATACGTCGGACAACGCGACCGCCGTCCCGTTCGAATATCCTACCTGGATGTAACAGGCAGACGAGACTCCGGTCGTCCCGATGCTCGCACTCTTTCGCACCCTGACCGCCGTGTTTGGTCCGAACGCGACCGGACTCGTTAGGGTGCGTTGCGTTCCCGCAGCATCGGTGATCGTGATAACTCCCGCCGCTACAACATACCCCTCCCCGGATGCAGTCCACTTCGTCGTGTCAAGCACAGCCCCGTTGAACTCGTCACCGAACTCCATGCAGCGATTGATATCGCCCCGCCCGCCGGCATACGCGACCACGCGGCGGGGGCAGTTCGCCGACAGTCTTGGGACTCTGACCCACGTCTCCGTCTGCGTCGAGGGGTCGGACCATGTCGACAGCCCGATCACGCCGACCGGACGGATGTCGGGCCGGTTCCCGAGCGGGACCTGGTACCCCGAGACGGCCGTGCCGGCAGGCCGGACGGAGACCGCCGTGGCCCGGCCGGAACGCCGCGCTCGATTGTAGTCGCTCGCCCGGACCCGCATCTACTTCTCCTCGACCAGCCGCTCCTCGAAGTTCGGCTTGAACCCGATCGTGACTTTCTCTGTCTCCCTGAGGGCGAGGATCGACTCCTCGTGCGCCGCCTTCGTCGCCTCGTGGGTTGCGACGGCTGCAGCGATCTTCATCTCGTTCCGACCGACGCGCTGATCCTCCTGTTCCCGGAGCGTGTTGAGCTGCGCTTTCAGGGCGTCGGCCTGCCGGCGGTACTCCTCGAGGTCCGTCGTCGGGGCCTCGAAGAGGATCCGCATCTCCTCCTCCTTCGCCTCGATGGCAGGGGCGAGGGATTCAGTCTCCAGGTCCTCCGGGTCGGCGTAGACCGTCGTCTCGAGCGTCTCGAGGAGTTCGGCCTTCTGCATCTGGAGGTCGACCCATTCGTCTCTCTGCGTCTGCGAGAATTTTGTTGCCATGTCAATCAGCTCCACTTGTCTGCAATCACTTCGAGCGTCCCGGTAACGGTGCCCCCCGGGGTCGCCTCGTCCACGAACATCTTGACGTAGAGCGTCGTGGCGGAGGTCGCGAACTTGACCGGGATCGGGACGTCGAACTGGTGGACGCGGTAGACGTCCTTGGTGTTGTCATGGGCGGCGAGGGCGCCCTGGACGAAGACCGCCTTGTCGTACGTGTTGTTCGCGACGTCACCGAAGACGGCGGCGACGCGCTTGAACTCCGGCGTGCCGGCCGGGTCGATCACGACGAGGTCGTCGAACCCGAAGTCGGAGACGACGCTCGGATCGGTGGTTGTGTAGAAGACGGTCGCGTTCGCGCTGATCGCTGCGGCGGTGACCCACTTCCCGGTCATGATGCCGTACCACGAGAACAGCCGCTCCTCGGGGAGATAGCTGGAGTTCGGATAGAACTCCAGCCGGATGCCGTCGTTGCACTTGACCATCTGTTCGTTGTCGGGGTGGTAGGCGGCAACCGTCCCTTTCTGCGCCCGCGTGAGCGTCATCGGCGTCGTGATCGTGCCGCTCCCGCCGACGAGGCAGATCTCCTCGCCCCACTTGACGTAGTCGCCCGCGGTGAGCGTCCCGACACCGCCGTCGAACGCGATCGAGGTGTCGGCCGGGGCGTACCCGTTCGCGGCGTTCACGAGCCCGGACCATGCGACCTGCTGCCCGGCGATGAAGTCCGCCCGGAACCGGAGCCGGGTCAGCATCCCGTGGTTCGCGGTCAGGTCGATGGTCGCCGTCTTTCCTGCCGCCGCGTCGGTCGTCGCATGGGCGATCGTGACCGCGGCGGGCGTGACCTGGGAGGCGGCGGCGGCCGATCCGGACGCGGCGATCGTGATCGAGCCGTCGCCCTCGGTGATCGTGACGTTCGTCCCCTCGGTGAGGACGGCAGGGACGTAGCCCCCGGCTGCCGTGCCGATGAGCACCTGTCCGGAGGTCGGCGCCGTGCCCGTCCCGGTCCCGCCTCTCGCGATCGGCAGGGTCGTGATCGCCGGCTCTGCTCCGATATCAGAGGGCGCCAGGGCGTCTCCTCCTGCCGTCGCATGGCTCGTCTTGTGTGCCGACGGGGCAAACGTCGACGGGACTCCTGAGAGGGCCGCATACGCGACCTGTGCCCCGTCCCCGCCCGAGTGATCGTGCGCGTCGCCGTTGGTCACTCCCTTCGCGATCGGGGCGTAGGTCGTGTCGTGGTTGTGCCCCGATGCTGCCGCCCCGATATCCGCCGGTGCGATCGGGTCGGTCCCGGCGCTCGCATGGCTCGCCGCGTGGGCCTCCGGGGCGAAGGTCTCCGGGATCCCGGAGAGGCCCCCATATGCGATCTGTGCCCCGTCTCCCCCGCTGTGGTCGTGAAGATCCCCTCCAGTGACTCCCTCCGCGGCCGGCGCGTAGACCCCGGCGTGCTCGTGACCTGCCGCGGCAAAGTCGGCGGGGGCCGTCCCGCTGTCCGCGATCTCTCCCCCTGCCGTCAGGGCCACGAGGTTCCCGGCCGTCGGGGTCGCGACGATCGAGACGTAGGCGGCGTCGTGGTCGTGGATCGCAGCAGCGTACTCGGCGTGGGTATGGCCCGCCTGGGAGAAGTAGGACGAGTCGTGCCCGTCGAGGAGGGCCGCATCCGCGGCCGTCCCGTCGACCGGGAGATAGGTCCCGGCGTGGTCGTGGCCTGCCGTCGCGGCGCCGATGTCCCCTGGGAGGAGGGAGTCCGGACCGGCCGCGGCGTGGTTCCCTGCGTGGGTGAGCGGGGCGAACTCCCCCGGGTGACTGTGCTCGGCCGTCGCGGCCCCGACATCGGCCGCTGCGAGTGCGGTGCCGTTGATCTTGTATGCCTGCCCGGCCGGGATGTTCGGGCTGCCGAGGTCGTCCACCGTGAGCAGCGAGTTCTGGAGGGTCTTGCCCCCGATCCCGTCGAACCGGGGGACCGCGTTGTCCGTGCTCGAGGCCGGTCCCGAGACATCCCCGCCGCCGCTCGATGACTTCGGTCCCCAGGTGCCGTCTCCCTGGAGACAGTTCGTCGCGATGCCGTCAAGTTTCGGACAGAGTCCGTGTGCCGTGACCGACGCGTTTCGGTCCGTGTTGTCGTCCGGGGCCGCGAGGTCGTCCAGCTTCGTGCCGGCCGGGAGATAGGTCCCGGGGTGGTCGTGCCCCGCCGTGGCCGCTCCGATATCTGCGGGGGAGAGGGCGTCGGCCTGGCCGGTCGCGTGGCTCGCCGTGTGCCCCGCCGGCGCGAAGGTCGACGGGATCCCGGAAAGGCCGCCATAGGCGATCTGCGCCCCGTCTCCGCCCGAGTGATCGTGCGCGTCGCCGTTGGTCACTCCCTTTGCGATCGGCGCGTAGGCCGCATCGTGGTTGTGAGTCGCTGCCGCGTACTCTGAGTGCAGGTGACCGACGGGCGAGAAGTACGTGCTGTCGTGGCCGTCGAGGAGCTGGCTGTCCGCGGCGGTGCCTGCGATCGGGAGGTAGACCCCCGCATGGGCGTGCCCCTTCAGGTACGCGACCAGGCCGTTCCAGTCGGAGGCGTGCCCTGTCGTGACGTGCTCGATTACGATATCATCCCATGCCATCAGACCACCTCGAATCGTGCGTAGACTGTCCATTCGGCCGCACCGAGCGGCCACACATCCCCGTCGTCCATCGTCGCGACGGGCTGGATTCCATACGTGCCGGCGATGTCGACATCACCAGCCGAGAGCGTGTACGTGATCACGCCGGCCTCGGTCACGGAGTCGGGCGTCCAGGTCGCCGTCGTGCCGTCGGGCTTTCGGACGGTGATGACGACCGAGGCGACCCCGGTCACGAGGTCGGCATAGGAGAGGATGGAGATCGTCGCGCCGACGGTGCCGACGTAAATTGTTGGGTTGGTCATGCGAGGTCCAGGACGGTTGTCACGCCGATTGGCGAGGTCGGGAGGGGGAGGGTCGTAGTCACGCCGAAGGGGGATGTGAGAAGATCAATCGTGAAATCGGAGCCGGAGGACTCTCCGCCCCAGACGAAGTCGCCCCAGATGAGATCGCCCCAGACGGCGGACGCCATCAGCCGCGCCTCCGTTCCCACTGTCCGCATTCGTCCGCGCCGCCGACCTTCGGCCATTGCCTGTCGCCCATAGGAGGGTTGCGCCGGCATTCGCCGATGCGGTCGGCAACGGGGAACACGAGCGGGCCGTCGGGCACCTTGAAGTGCCGGCAGGTCGCGCACAGGTCGATCTCGACACGGGCCGGTGTTGGGCTCTCAGTCTGATTTGGCCTGACGATGGCGCCGCCTGTCGAGACTGTACCCGGGATATCGCCGTATACCCAATTTCCATGACCATTGCCGCTGGGAATCGTCGGGGGGAGGTAGATACCGATCGGCCCGCCGACAAACGTCCTGCCCGCCCGAGGGAAGCACTGATCATACTTCGGACAGCCTCGCCCGACACAGAAGCACGCGCCCATCAGTCGGTCAGCCCCACGGGCTCGGAGGTTGGCGTCGGGGGTCGCGGGGCGCGCTCCTCGAACTCGGGAGCGTAGCGGTTAGGAGGGGTTGGGAGGTTCTCCCAGGGCCAGCCGTCGGCCATGGTCACCCCTGCCGGGCGATGGTGGCGCACTCGGCGACAGCAGTCTCGAACGCGACCACGGCCTCGCCGATCTGCATCTTCTCGGCGTCGGTGATGATGGCGTCGGCTTTCGCAGAGCGAACGATCTGCGTCACGGTGACGAGTCTGGCAGCCGCCTTGAGCGCGGCGGTGGCCTTGTAGGAGTAGACGGCGTATCCGGCGCCGATGCCGATCACGAGGGCAGCGATCTGCAAAAGAGCGTCAAACTCTGACATGGTAGATGTTTGAGTGATGGTATCGAAAAAGGTACGGATGAAAAGGGGATTAGAGCCGGCCGAACAGCGCGGCGGCGCTCATTCGTTCCACCCGTCGTAAATCTTGATTTGGGGAGTCGACTCTTCTGACTGGAGGACGCCGGGCGATACGGACACAATCGCCGCGTCCTGGTCGATCGCCTTCAGGAGCCGGAGTAGGTCGGCCATTGTCTCAACCTCGATGTAATATTCGCGCTGTCTGCGATCCGGGAATCCTCTCTCCACGGCGTCGACCTTCTCGCCCGTAAAGCCGAGAGTGATCAGCGCCTCGAAATACCATTTCGCGTTTTGCTCTTCCACACTGACGAGGCGGAAGCGGGTCATGGTGCCGGCTCCCACACCTCGGCGAATGCCTGAGAGAGCGCATTCGTCTTGGCGCCGTTCTTTCCATCGTGGACCCGGACGTCGTATCGATAGACGGTCACCCCCGGCATCTCCCCCCACGATTCGGTATTCAGTATCGGCAGCTCCTCGCCAGTGATCTCGTGATATCGGGCCGCGACCCGGTGCATTTGCTCAGGGTCGACGGTGCATGCTTTCGCCCGCGCCGTGTAGCCGGTGACAACGAGTTTCCCCTTTCCCGAGTTCATGAGCGAGTCGGCATCGAGGCAGAGGTATGCCGGATCCCACTGATGGGACTCGTGATCGAAAGCGACCGTCGTGTTCGTCTGGATATCCATCTCGTACGCGCCAATCTGCATATGTGATCCCCTCGAAAAATTGTGTTCAAAGGACATTAAACAGCGTCACCACGTCGGCAAAGTCGAGCCGGCCATTGTGGTTGAAGTCGAAGCACGCGGCGATGAACGGATGAGCCCCGAGAATGTCGAGCATGTTGAAGAGCGTGACCACATCATTGTAGTCGAGCCGGTCGTTGCCGTTCAGGTCCTCGTATAACCCATCTCCGTCGAGGTCGTTGATGTTCCCTGCCGATACACTGCCAATCCCGCTCGCAATGAGCAGGAGGGCCAGAATGATTGAGATGTACTTCATGATTTTCATACTCCAAGATGCCATGCTCGGAAATCTTCGATTGCCTGCCGCGTCAGTCGACGCATCGTCCTCGACCGCTCCATGCTCATGTGCGGATAGAGGTCGACAGCGACCTTAACGGCATCGTCGTAGAGCAGGCCCGACCAGCCGAACTTTTTGAAGGCGTGCTCGAGCGCGTCGTGGTGCTTCCGCCGTGTCTCGCTTGCGAGGTGCTGGAGCTTGAGCCGTTCGTAGTTCTCGAGCGTTGCTTTCCAGCTGAGTGGGCCGATGTGGTGGTAGGGGGGTTGGATCCCCGGACCGGCGGCCGCGGTCATACCGGCCCCCATGCCGCATATCCGATCAGGATGCCGGCCCCGAGACCGGCGACCAGGCCGACGGCCCACATCAGCCAGCCGAGCTTGCCCATCAGGGTCATCGATCGCGCCTCCACTCCGGCCATTCGCGGTGGTCGAACGGACATCGCATGATCGCCTCGGCGCGGGACATCATGGCCGTCTCGGTGCGATGTCCCCTGCCACAGAGCGGGCACTCGACCCTGACGCGGCCGTCGGTCATGCTCTCCCCCGGGGCCATCCCCCGATGACGGCTGCGAGGTGCTTCGGGGTCGGCATGCCGCCTTGCTCATATTCGCTGACCGGGATCCCGTGCGCGACGGCCACGGCGCGCTCGACGGCCGCGCCCTTCGACTCTCTCCAGCCCGGCAGCATCAGGACGGCATCGCATCGCTTCATGAGCTCGAGGTCGCCGTCGTACCAGAACACGGCAGGGATGTCCGGGCAGTGCTGGAACCCAGCAGAATTCTTGTGCGGGCACACGGGCATCCAGCCGGCGCGGGCGGCCTCGAGGGCGATCCTTGACGCCGCGAGGATGTTCTGCTCGACTGTGTGAAGCGGATCGGGGTCGCCCTCCGGCGCGCTGAACGGGCCGGCGAGGTAGAGGAGTTTCATGATGCGGCCTCCTGCGTCCACGGGGCCGGGGCGCCGGTGTGTGGGCACTTGTCCGGTAGGATGGGGGCGCCGTCGTTCTTCTGACCGCCCACAATCATGATGCACTTCCATCCCGGGCACTCGACGCAGACGAAGGGCGCCCCCTTGAAGACGTAGGTCATCGCGGGCACCTCCCTGCCGCGAGCGCCCATCGGGCGAGGGCTTCGGTCCTGTCAGGTCCGTATCGCTCCGTGTTGATGCAGATGTCGTACAGGCTGATCATCGTCGAATCAAATCCGTAGGTGTCGCGGTGCCGCCTCATCTCGTGCACCTCACGCCGGTGCATCTGCTCCTTCGTCTCGCCGGACCGTGAGAGCACGCGGGCGGCCCTGACATCGTCCGGAGCGTAGCAGAGGATCTTGAGGTCCGCATCCCGGAACAGCATCCCGGTCAGCCGGCCCTCGGCGATACAGGAGCCGGTCGCCTTCACGGTCCGGACCATCTCGGCGTCGAGGTCGCGATCGATCTGCGGGGTCGCGTCGACGAGCGCTCCGAACTCCTCGATCGAGAGGCCACGGTCGGCTGCCATCTGCCGGAAGACTTGCCCGGTCGAATGGTGCTGGAATTCCAGGCGCCGCGCGAGGCGGGACGCCAGGGTCGTGGTGCCGGACCCCGGCAGACCGGAGACGGTGATGAGGGTCATGATGGTCGCCCCTGGAACCGTGCCCGATAGCTCTCCCGCATCTCAGGGGGCAGGAGCGGGATGATATTCGCCCACCCCTCGACATAATCCCCCTCTTCGGTGAGGATATAGGGCGGTTCGACGCCATGCCCGCAGCAGGCCGCCCGCATCCCCGGCAGGTGCCCGAGGCATGGGTCTGACCCGTCGGCGTTGGGGAGCCGGCCGCACTTCGGGCACGGGCGGGTGTTGCCGTCCCCGACCGGCTCGCCGGAGTCGGCGTATGTCCAGCGGCAGAGATGGCCGAAGACGTATGTGGTGGCGGTCATACGACCCCCCTGACGTCCCTATACCACTGGCGCACCGCATCAGGCAGGAAGCCGAGCGTGCGTGCTGGCACCCCGTTCGCACCGGCCCACACGGCCCCGTCCTGTGCTCGGAGCGTGATCCCGCCGGCCGCGAGGAGGTCGTCGGGGATCGCCTGCCACTGCGTAGGCCGGCCCTCGGGCGGCTGGTACCAGATCCACCGCCCGTCGTCGATGTAGAGGCTCCCGGACGGGATCGGGTTCGGGATGTCGACCACGACCGCCGGCTCCCCATCTGAGGCGAGGGGAAGGTAGACGATCTCCCCGGCGACGTGGCTCGTCTTCCAGATGTCGACCGTGGCCTCGCCCCGGATGATGATCTTCGAGCCGTCGAGGGTGTAGCTGTACTTGTCGTACTTCGGCCCCTGGTCGCCTGCCCTGGTGCCGTTGTGGTTGGGGCAGTCGATGTAGTCGGCACGGAGCGCCCGCCCGAGCAGCACGGCGACCTTCGGGCCGTCGATGACCGTGAGGTCGAGTGTGCCGCCACCAGAGCCGGCCTGGCCGACGAACGCGTGCACCTTCGCGGCCTTCGAGGTGAACTGAACGTCCGCGCCGAACGCGGCATAGTTCAGGATCATCCCGTAGGCGCTGCCGATGTCGGTGCAGCCCCGGACGTCGACGCGGTCGGCCTCGGTGTTGATCAGGGCCATCCCCGCGTGCCGGCAGTCCTTGAAGGTGCAGTCGACCGCCCGGAAGTGGGGGCCGTAGATGCCGTGCCAGAACTTCTCCACCGATTGATCGGAACATCGCCGACCGGCGCCCCAGCCGAAGCACCGCTCGAAGAGGACGTCGGTGATGTTCATGCGGTGCCCGGTCCACGAGCCGTCGAGGTGGAAGCAGTCCTGGATCGGGTCGCCGCTCTCACAGTCCCGGACGATCATCCGGGTGATGTCGCCGGCGTCGGGGATGTTGAAGCCGCATGCCCAGTTGCGGAGGTCGATGGCGCCTGCAGCCCCGTCCCGCGGCCTCCTGTCGTGCTTGCCGCACCGCAGGGCCACGCATGAGTCATAGAGGACGTCGCGGAACTCGCCGCCTTCACTCGCCCCTTCGAGGTTGAGGCTGAACCCGTGGTGGTAGATGTCTTCGGCACGGCAGCCAGTGTACGTGAGGTTCTCGAGCCGCCTGGTGGTCGAGAGCGGCAGCCAGGTCATGAACGCGGCCGTGGCCGAGCTCCCGATGGCGCCGTGGTCGAGGATGGTCTTTCCGTCGAGCGAGTGGCTGACGGTGACGTGCTCGGCCGTGTACTTGCTCGCGTAGTTGTAGAGCGTGACGTAGCCCGAGGCCGAGAAGTTCCTGAGGACGGCGCCCGGTTCTCGGGTAACGATCCGCATGGGGTTGGGAGCGATAAGGATCGCGCCGTTGCCATCGAACACTGTCCCCTCGCCGACCTGCTGCAGACCGGACGGGAGTTTGTAGGTCTCGCCGGTCGCGAGCTCGACGGTGGTGTCGTCGCGCTTGAGCTCGGCAAACGCCGCGGCGATGTCTGAGGGCTTGAAGGTCATTCGTCGCCTCCTGTCTTCCACTCGTCCGGGCACTCCTCGGGCGGTATGCGCTCGACCATGCCGGCCTGCTGCCGGCGGAGCTCGGCCTGGAGGACCGGGCAGGTGTGGGGCTCGGTCATTCGCTCGCCCCCTCGGGTGAATGCGAGCACTCCCACCCCAGCGGCGCACCGCCCCACTCGTTGACGATGGCGAACCCGCAGGTCGCGCCGTCGATGCCGCATCGCTTTCCATTTCGGAACGTGCAGCCCGTCGGCGAATAGTCGGGCATCAGTCGCTCGCCTCCTTCGGGACGATGAGGACGGCTTGACCGGCCTCAACCGTAATACCATATTCTGAATGATACGGCTCGTAGTAGCCAACACCCTGCCGTCCCTTCAGCGCCTCGACCAGGTCCGCAGTCGACGGTTCCTCGGGCCATGCGGTTCCGCGCGCCTCGGCATCGCTGTACCCGCGCAAGATGAGGTCGTTGTAGGTCGCAAGACTCTCGGCTTCTGAGTCCGCGGTGTCGACGGTCGACAGGTCGACGGTTGGCGGGAGGTCGAACTCGCCGGCCTCGATCGAGTCAATGATATCGCCGAGGATGCTCTGAGCGAATCCGAACTTGTTCAGCCCCCTCAGGAAGATGATATTGTCGTACGATTTCTGAAGGTCGCGGAGTCGCGTGCTGAGTTTATCCATCACCTTCGCCTTGTCGAGCGCGTTACTTCCATCGGTCATATTCCGCCCCCGTTGAACGTCTGGTCGAATCCCCTGGCGCGGGCAGCGACCCCGATGGAATCGAGGAAGAGGTTGAACACTTCGATCTCGTGCTCGTAGGTCGACCACTTCTCGTGCTCCTCTTCCCAGGCGCGGACGACCTCCAGAAGCGTGCCCTTGTTCGCGGTCATCAGATCGTACTCGGCCTGAGTCACGATGACGAAGCCGTGGACGTTCCAATCGGAGTAATCTTGCCCGTTGTCGATCAGCACCGTGAACGTCTCGGCTTCTGAATCAGCGGTCGACGGCGCCGGGAGGTCGAACTCGCCGGCGCGCATCTTGCCGTACACCACCATGAGATCGTGACCGCAGATCTTCTGATTCAAGTCGATGTTCCCGATTGCCTCCATCACCTTCGCCTTGTCGAGCGCGTTGTTAACAGGGGTCATGCGATGCCCCAACCGGAGAGCGTTGCGCTGGGCATTTGGCAGAACGTTGGCTCTAGTCCCTCTGGTTTGTAACGACCGCGAGGATTCGAGACGGTTACCGGATCACCGGGCTTGGGAAGATAGCACAACCCGTCATGTTTTTCACGGATTAAGGCGGTGTATTTTGCCTCCCAATGGGGCCGATTGTAATTTGTTTTAGCATGGCACGACTTGCAGAGGGGGACAAACAGAGGCACCACGTCTTCGGCGCAGCAGGCGTCTTTGCGGAAGTTTACATGGTGGATGCACAACCGCTCGCCGTTCTCAGGGGTGCCACATTCGACACACCGGCGGCCGAAAAACTCGCGGACGCGCTCCTTGAAGTCATAGTTAAATTTTGGGCAGTATTTCCCCCACGAAGATCCACCTTTCCAGTTCCAGTGGTTTTCACCGCGTCTTTTTAGGCTCAGTATTCTTCGATTGCCAACGGAGCTCCTCCCGTCGTTTCCACATGCTGCATATATCGCCGAATCTTTTTTCGATCGTTCCCATATCGTCTTGCGGGCGCATCCTAGTATCCGTGCGGCGTCGGTTCGGTTTCCGTCGGCCTCTGTGAGCGCAGCTATGATCTGTTCTGTTGTCAGACCACGACTCGCTTTGCGTGGGGATTTCACACCGTTACTTTCCCGGTTTCCCTCAGTTCCTGTCATGTCATCCTCCTACAATCCTCGATAGCTGATCGTTTCGGCACGTCGAACCGTCCCGAGGCGATCTCGTTTGCCAGGAGGTCGAGCTCCCGGATCAGGTTCGGATCTTTCGCATCTGCGATCATCTCCCGCAGGCGGTCGATGACTGCAGCCCCGTCGAGTTCGTCGGTCATTCCGTAAGCCCCCAGCCAACCAGGAGCGCGGCAGTTGCCGTCTCGAGCGCGTCGAGGTACGGGACTTCGGCCGGCATGAGGTTCGGCGGCCGGCCATACCCGACGCCGGCGGCGATCTTCTTCGCCCTGAGCGTGGCGATGGTGCCGATGTGGTCGGTGATCGAGTCGTGCTCATGATACAGTTCTCCGTCTCGGGTCAGTCGAATCTGCTCGGCGAGTTCGTCTCTGCGCGTCATTGCCAGGATGATGATCATCGGGTCGATCTTCGTGAGGTCCGCCGCCGTGCGTTCGGTCTGGAGGAGGATCTGCAGGGAGTCAATGAGGCTAGACTCGCGCGACCTGCAGCTTTGCGTAGGCGATCACCTCCTGTTCCGAGTAGGGTTCGCCGGCGAGTTTCGAGATGTCCTGAGCGAGTGCCGGCCAAAATTCTACATGATCCAGATCGTGGTCGTTCTCTGGGAGTCTGCGAAGGAGGCCGCCCTCGATGATCTTTTTCTTCTTGACCATGACGAGCCAGGTATCCCGGAGCTTGCGGGCATGAGCATCGGCGCGATCGGCTTCGTCCTGTTCGGCGACCTTCGCCGAGATCCGATCTTCCTTCACGCGACGAACGTTCTCCCGAAGTCGGATCTTCCGATCCTCTTCACCGGCGATCTTCTCGAGATGCCGCGATCGAGTTTCCTTCGCGGCCTCAGAAAGCCGGAGCTTCTCATGAATGCTCTCGACCGTGGCCGTGTCCGAGTAGAGCTCTTCGAGTTGCGTCCTGACGAAGCCGGACAGGTTCATCCGATCGGCCTTCACGAGCTTGTGGAGAGCCGCCGGCAACCAGATCGGAACCTGCTTCATCTCCTCCCCGTGCTTGTCGACGTACTTCATCGAAAACCCCCCTCAGTGCCGTGGAGACCTGTTTTGATTTCATGGTACTGTACTGTACCATACAGTACAGTACTATAGAGAGAGAGAGAGAGAGAGAGGGCATCGGATTTTTTATGGTCGACACTGCCGATTGGAGCGCGTTCCGAGCCCCGATTGCCGTTGTTTATATACTCGGAAATAGTACCAACGGGTAGCGAGCGTGCTGAAATCGGCACATTCCGGCGCCCATTTGGTACTATTTCCCCCTGTTTTTGGTACCATTTTAGTACCATTTTTCGGGGCATTTCCCGATTTCTGGTACTATTTTGGTACCAAAAAACGGGGTTCATGCCGAAACCTCTGCAAAAATCGGGGCGAAACACTCTCTGATCGGCCCAGAAATGAGGCTCTCACTGTTAGAATCAGAGTGAAAACCGCACCGGGAGCGCGGCATCGGCTCGGCGAGGGTCACGATCCGACCCCCCGAAGGACTGAAATGGTCTGACTTCGATACTCGTTCGGCGCGGGTGCGGTCGCGGCTTCAAACACTACTGCACCCCGCCGAGTCTTCTGCTCGTTCGGATACCATACTCTCACACTCCGTTGCAACTGTGTTATAACTATGTGACGTAAAAATATAAGTACGTTATTACACAATGTTGTAACAATGAATCCGACCCAGTACTCGGCGAGCGGATACGGAACCGTCGAGCGCGTTGTCGGTGACGCCGGCAACTCGGGGCGGGTCCACGTCCCCCGATCATGGATCGGAAAGCGCGCGATCGTCATTCTCCTCGAACCTCCGGCCCCAGCGCCAGAAAAAGAATAACTCATTCTCTCCTCCGTTCCAGCGCCCGGCAGACCGCGCCCCGGGACCATCCCGTGATTGCCGCGACCTCATACGCCGAGAGCCCCTCGTCACTGAGTCGGCACATCTCGGCCTGCGTCTCAGCAGGCACCAACGGCCGGCGCCCGGCCTGCGTCTCCAGGTCGACCCCGGCCCGCCGGAGAATCCCCTTTACCTGTTCTTTCCCGAGCCCGTGGAGTGCCCGGAGCCGTGCAACCGACGTGCCGGCCCGGTATGCCGCGACCACCTCGTGCTCGAGCTGCACCCACGCCCGGCAGGGGTCGACGGTCGCGGTCACGCCCGCTCCCTCGCGTCTGCGAAGAACGCACAGATGCCGGAGTCAGCATGAGTCCCGTTCGGCCGCCACGGGCATTTTCCATACCCGCCGATACCCCCGCCCCCGTTTGTGTCCGCGTCGTAGTGGCGGCAGTCGTAGCACTCGAACCAGGCCCCGAACATCACCACTCCCTCCAGCCGTTCCGCGTCTTGGTGACACAGAGTAAGGGTTCGTCGAAGAGTCGCGCGTACATCTTTTTCTTGAGCAGAAACACGGGCGTCGGCATCCCCTTCACGTCGACCACGACCCGCCGGCCGTCGGCGTACACGACCCCGAAGTCGGCGCGGTACTCGATGGCCCGGAAGTGCTTGCCGTGCTTCTTGAACGCCGGCTGCAGGGTGAACGACGGCTGCAGTACGAACGAGCGAACCTCTCCAAGGTCGCGCAGGACGCAGAGATGCCGATAGTACTCGCCCTCCATCTTCGAGTCGAAGGTGTGGCCGTCAATGTCGACCTTCTTGGCGCAGTACTTCTGCTTCGGTTGGTGGATTGGCAGGGGGTAGGCGCCCCGCCTCGCGACTGCGGTCATCTCCGCCTCCCACAGTCCCGCAGGCAGATCGTCCCGCAGACATCCCAGTCAGGGTCCGCCGATACCGTCGGGATGCCGCACGGGGTTTTGCCCGCATAGACGATCCCTGATGGCATCTCGTGGGCGGTCGGGGTCATTCCGACCTCCGTCGCCGATTGCATTCGGTGAGCCCGTGGACGTACTCGTGAGACAGCTCTTCGAGGAACCCGTCGTAGGTGCAGTACCAGACCCCCCACGAGTAGAGCGAAAAGACGCACACGCCGCAAAGGCTCACGCCTCGACCTCCGTCATCTCGAAGTCCCGTCCGTTCCGCATCGCCGCGACCATCGGCCACGGCACCGAGTACTCTTTCCCCTCCACCATCGCCATCACGTTCTCGCCCGTCCTGTCCGGGTAGACATTTCCCACATGGTCCGGGCCGTCATCGCCCGGCCGATACAGCCCGACCAGCGCGTGCTGGTGGACCAGGGCCGGCGCCTCGATGATGGGGGCGAAGCAATCCCCCGCTTTGAGCGTGTCCGCATGCCAGCCGATCTTCAAGTCGCTGCGCTCCTTGTCGCGGCGTCGCCGCTCCACGCGACCGCCTCGCGTTCGACCGTCTGCAGCACCGGCGCGACCGCCGCCCGGTACTCCGCGAACCGCTTGAGCCCCTGCCGGATGTCGCCGCGGTACTCGGCGTGATGCTGCGGAAACAGCGCGTCGACCTCTTCGGGGTCGAGCGTCCCGGCGCGGGCGGCCTGACGGATGTGGCGGGCCAGCCCCATCACCGTCGAGCGGGAGTAGCCCCGCGCCTGCGCCCACGACTTGAACGCCGCGAGGTCCTCCTCGGAGACGCTCACGCGACCGCCTCCGCTGCCTTCTGCGCCCGCTGTGCCTCGTTATACGCCCTAGCCGATGCCAGGCGGTACTCCCGATATTCGGGATCGTTCGCATACCGTTCGCGCTGGTGGCGGTTCTCCCGCTCGCGGTGCTCTTTTCGATAGGCCCCCGAGCGTGCGATGGACCGCGCCCGATACTCGGGATCGTTCGCGTACCGCTCCCGGTCCCGGCGCCGGCACTCCTCTCGGTTCGCAGCGCGGTATCTGCGGGTGCGTTCGCGGTCGCGCCGCTTCCGCTCCTCATCGGTCATGGCGACCCGTGCGATCCCGGCGGCTCGTCGTATCCGGGTCACGGCCGACTCCGACCGTCCGAACTGCGCCATTGCCTGAGGAACGGTCGTGCCGTCGAGGAGCGCGGCCTTGATGGCGCCCCGCTCCTCTTCGGAGATGCATCGCCCGCGGCGTGGGGTTTTTTCCACCCGAGGCGCCTGGATCAGGCGGATAGCCTCGGCAAGGGGCACCGTCGCTGCCGTACCCCCCGGCCGGATCACGACAGGGGGCGAGATAGCCGACGTCACGCGATCGCCTCCCCCGCCGGCACGCCGTCCGGGATCACAACGACGTCCTCGAGGGCGAGCCAGGTCTGGAGATGTCTGAGAATCCGCCGGCAGCCCGACTTGACCTGTGACCGCCGCCCCGATCGGGTCCCCAGGTAGCGCGGATGCCGGTCGACAAGGGCCTCGATGTCCTCCGTCACGAGCTCCCGGAGCGAGTAGATCGAGAGGGCGTGCCGGACGTTGTTCGTCTCCTGGCGGCCCTGTGCGGGATTCATCCTGTGCGCCGGCCCCGTGACCCAGACGTAAAACGGGCGGAGCGGGTCGGCCGGATCATCATATGTGGTGCCGCGAGCATTCGACCGGCGATACGCGATCGCGGCCTGCCGCCACGCCTCATCGGCGACGGTCATTCCGCCCCCTCCTTCACGCACGGCCCGATCTTCCAGGCGACGGGACAGGCGCCGCCGGAGAGCCGGCACCATGCCGAGCCCCGGTGTCCTCGCATGTGGGGGCATGTGGTCCAGTCGACCTCGTGCCTCCCGCACGTACACGGCGTGCAGCCGCCCGTGCATGTCCGACCATCGTGCCCGGATGCGGGGCAATCGTCGGCGCAGTGGTCGCAGGTGTCGACCGCCTCTCCCAGGACGCCGCAGGGGGTCATAGCGACCCCCTGACTGCGATCGTCGGGATCGCATCCTGCCAATCCCATGCCCGCGGCTCAACAATCCGATCATCAGGCATCCGCGGCGGCAGATGAAAGACAGCGCCGAGATAATCATCGACAGTCTCAATCTGTGCGACAGTTGCCCGCCACGCGCCCCACGGGCCGAGATGTGCATTGCACCCCTCGCACCACATGGCACGACAGGGGCCGCAGAACTTCCCGGCGGGGACGCACCAGTCATCGTCTTGTCTGACGAGGTTCGGGCATGTCTCGGGATCGTACGGGCCGTAGAGCATCTCTTCTGCGATCGCCGCCCCGAGCGCGCCGAACGTGCCGCCCACGGCGATGCCGAGGAAGACGAAGATCGGCGGGATCATGCTGCCGCTCCTGTCCGCAGGAACTCGCGGGCGATGTACTCGGAGTAATCGGGCGGCACAGCCTGGACAAGTGGCTTTCTCGATGCCCACTCGATCCCCATCGCTTTCTGCCAGTCCCGGAGCTTATACGTCCGGCTGTTGCCTCCGTGGCCGGCAACCGTGCAGAGCGGTTCTCGGGGCTTCCGGTATTTCGGCTGTTCCGCCCTGAAGCCGCGCATCTCGAAGATGCGTTCGCGCTCAAGGTTGCGGCCGAACATCCCCCCGGTGAGCCACAGATCGCGCCGTAAAGGAGCCTCTTTCACATTCTCCATCACGAACGGGACCCGGGAGGCTTCGAGGAGCGGTCTTATCACCGCGATCTGATCCCCATATACCTTGCCGGCGTTTCTCCATCTCGCCGCGGCCATGCTGTGGTTCTGGCACTCCGGAGAGGCCCAGATGAAGTCGAACTTCTCGAGCCGCACCGGCGGCCGGGTCGCGTCACCTCGAATGAACTCGAAGGGATACTCTGGCTGCGGGGCGATGTCGACACCAACGACGTCGAAGCCAGCCTTATGCAGCCCCATAGATGCCCCCCCCGCCCCGCAGAACAGGTCGAGGGCTCTCATCGTGTCCTCCGTCGGTACGAGTCGATCGCGATCAGCACCAGCACGACGACCGATGCCACGGCGACGACGATCGAGCCCGTGACGAGCCAGCTCATGACACCACCTCGAAGGCAGGCGTGACGGTCTTCGGGTCGACCGCCGCCGCGACGTGCAGCGCCTCGGCAGAGCTGATACCCAGGAACTCGAACACGGCCGCCGCCCGGCGAGCGTCCGCGATCTCCGCGAGCGCCTCCTCCTGTGTCAGCCCGCGCCGGTACATGTAGGTGACCGGGTCGGTGTCGGCCTTTACCGAGTCGACCAGGGCGTCGTCGAGCATGTGCGCGAGGTCGTCCGGCGTCGGGTTCTCGGCCGTCTCGTCGAGCATCACGTCGGTGAACCTGAGTCTCCGACCGAGCCCGATCGCGAGGTTCCAGATGCGCTTTCCATCGTGGACGTGCTCGGTCGGTGCGGCTCCGACCTGGAAGGCGTAGAGCCGCTCCCGGACCCCCGCCGCAACCGTCGTCTGGTGGACGAAGGTGGGGGGGATCATTCGGGCACCTCGCCGCGCACCATCTGAAGAACAGGATGCCCGTTCCGCTGGATGTCGATCACGTTGTTCCCGAAGATCAGCCAGCAACAGGAGTCGGCCTTTGACCACGCTTCGCAGGTCTCGCGCATACAGTCGGCCTCATAGAGTTCAACGGCATAACCGCGATATTCTGGTTCGAGCGGGCGGACGATCGGCCGGCTCATGAACGGGCAGAGGGTCATGCCCTCGCCTCCCAGTCGACGCACTCGGGGATACCGCACGCCGGCAGAGTGCAGCACCGAACCGGGCAGAAGTCCGGGCCGTCGCGCCGCTCAACTCGTCGCCGGCAGGTCTGGCAGGGGCTCATTCCGGGCACCTCGCGAAGAAGTGAGTATAGAGGAAATCGCGCCTGCCAAGATCTGGATAGATCTCCATGAGTTTTTCGAGGCACGTGTCTTCCGACCGGAACCCCTCCAACCTGGAGAAGTTCAGTGCGACATCGGCCACCCTCTCCCGGGACACGTCGATGATTCGGAACAGTTTCCCGTCTATCTCGAACGTGTCGCCGGGCATGCCCTTCAGATCGCGGCGCGACGTGCAGCACTTCCGCCCGTCGAGGACAGCTTCGGCCATCGCGGGCGAGAACTTCAGGTCGATGAGAGCCATCAGCAGAACCTCCCGTCGACGACCAGGGGCTGATTCTTCACCGGGCGCGGCGTGAACTTGATGCAGTTCGGGGGACACGCATCGATGACGGCGTTGCACCCCTGGCACCACACCCCGTTGCCGTCAGCCATCGGGTAGCAGGAGGAGCAGGAGGGGGGACTCATGCCTCCCCCTCTGGCGTCGGCTGGCGGCCGTCGCCCGCGGCACAGCTCACGCAGATGGACTTCCCGAACATCTCGCGGGGCGACTTCTCGGCGGCGGGCATCTGCCGGCCGCATCGCCCGCAGACGAAATGAGATGCCGGGGCGGGGATCCCGTTGGTCGGCGGCGTGATGCCGGTCGGGATGGCCTTGGGCGAGGCGGGAGAGGGGACGTGCGATACCTTCTCCGTCTGCGCCTTCTCGGCCTTCCGCTGGCAGCTACCGCAGATGCTTCGACCATCTATCAACCGGATCCGGATGTCGGGGTACTGGTCGTTTCCCCTACCGCAGACGTCGCACCGGACGACCGGGATCGAACTATCCGGAATTACCTGAGAGGGGGTCGGCTCGGGCCTGTGAACGTGCGTCACCTGTGCCGGCACCGCGCGCGAGGTGTCCGCGACCTCTCGCATCTGCCCCTGGGCACTGGCCTCAGCTCGAGAAGCAATCTTTATGCCATCGACAAGGCCACGTTGTGCTTCGATGGTGCGGTCGTCAATCTCTTCCTGCGAATAGAGCCCCGAGACCGCGAACGCCTTTCTCAGACATTGCGCCTCGGCGACTTTCTGCAGCATTGTGCGCGGCTTTGTTCTCCAGAGAGGGTTTCGGGCATCCTTCCCGTATTCGTCGAAGTAGACCTCCACCTCGAACGGGTGCGAGTAGTCCTTCCGATAGACCTTCGCCCACCCGACCAGTTCGTTCCCGTCCTTCCGGGACCCCGACTGCATCCCGTCGAAGACTCCCGAGCGGTGCGCGATGGCGAGGAACCCGTCGCGGCCGGCGAAGATCGCGGCCGGGTTGTTACCGTACTTCACCGCCCAAATCTGCCGCGCGAGCGGGTCGAGCTGATATGTCTTCGCGAGGTGAATCAGGAGGCCGAACTCGGTGTTCGTGCAGTCCTTCGCGCACATCGCCTTGACGAGGTCGATCTGCTGTTCCCATTCGGGGGCCGATGCCGCGAGGGCGCTGCCGGCAGTGGTGCTGAGTGCGGATGTCATGCGTGGAGGGGGCCGGCTGACCGGGCCGGTGCGGTATTCATGCCGTGAACGATCTCGAGCGGGGCCGAGGCCCGGTCGCCGTAGACCACATCTCGCAGGCTGTCGACCCAGACAAAGAGCCGCTGCGGGCCGATGTCGAGCCAGATGCGCGAGCCGTCATCCGAGAGCGTCGCGAACCCGACGGGGGCGTACCCGTCGCTGAGGACGTGCGCTCCGGTGAGCCGGCGCCGCATGAGGTCGATGAGATCGTCCTGGTAGAGGTAGGCAGCTCGGCGGTCGACGAGGATAGTCAGCCGCCCGTCGCCGGTCTGATCGAGGAGCCATCCGGGCTGGGTCATCGGGGGGCCTCCTGCCGGACCCAGTTGACGAGGCCGATGCTGAGCGGGCACTCGAGGCGGAACAGGATCTTCTGCGGCCAATCGATCGGTATCTCGAATTTGCAGGGGATCTCCGTTCGGCAGGCGTTGCAGTGGAAGACGCTCATGCTCCGACCTCCAGCCGCGCCTGGTCGAGCGTCATCTGTCGGGCGTTCGCAGCCTCACATGCACGACACAGCCAACCGTCGACCGGCTCAAACATCTCGCCGCAGGCGATGCACTGGCGCCGGATCACGGGGCGCGAGTCGGTGAGGTTCACGACTCGCACCTCTCGCGCAGGATCTCGGACTTCTTCCGCTTCGGAGCGGCGCCCGGCATGACCTTCGGCGCGGGAGGCTCGACGAGCTTCAGCACCGGGGCACCGTACACGCGCTCCTGCGGGAGCAGCACCCTCTCGAGGTCCGCTTCCGAGAGGACCTTCGCTGCTTCGGTCACCTTGATCTTGACCGAGGCACACCGCTGGAGGTGCTCGGGGAAGAGCCGGACGAATGCGGTGTCGTCGATCGTGCGCGGCGTCAGCCTCGACGGGACCTCGATCCGGAGCGTGCCGAACGGGTGCACCTCGGGCGGAACGTCGGCGAAGAGGGCCTCCTCGAAGAGTCGCTCGCGCTTCGCCTGCAAGAGTTCGAGCGCGTCGGCGTACGGCGCGGCAGCCTCCCTCTCGGCCTCGTGCATCTCCTCGGTTGCCGACCGGATACGGGCGTCGAGATCCCAGATCTCCTTCAGCGACGGGAACACGACGATCTCGGGGGCCGGGGCCTTGAGACGGGCCTTACAGGCCGTGTCGCCGCAGCCCTCGCACATGTCCTCTTCATCGGGGCAATTGTCGGTCATTGCCCAGATGGGGGTGCAGGGCTTGTTGAGCAGGTCCCGCTGTAACTGGGCCAGCCCTGTGATCGGACAGTGGGCCGGCCGCTCGGGGTCAGGCGCGAGCGGCTCGGGCTCGTCGAAGACGGGATGCAGGGTCGCGGTCATGCCGGCACCCCTGCAACCATTCGCGGCTGGTCGTTCGGCGCGACGATGTCGACCTCGTCCAGGTCCCCGCGGATGTAGTGCGAGACGAGATGCTTCGCCGGGATCTGATACGCCCCATAGCGGGACTCGCCCGTGAGCTCGACCAGGAGCATCAGCCCGCTCTCCGAGTAGCTGACCTGTCCGGCGATCTCCGGCTCCGCCGCGCCGATGCGGTAGAGGTCGGCCGGCTGCCCGTCCATCAGGAGAGCCGGCGCCGCACTCGGAACAATCCCGTAGAGGCCGGCGTGCGCGCCCTCGGTGATGCGGATCGTGATGCCCTTCGCGTACTGCGCAGCCGTGCCGACCTTCGTCCACCGGGGCCCGGCGGCCGTCGGGGTCGAGCGTACTGCCCGGGACTCGCGCACGGCCTTTCGCGTGGCCTGCTGTGCCGGCGAGAGACGGCTCATGCGTCGGCCTCCGCACCGATGATCTCATCGGCGATCGCGTCGAGGCGCGGGCATCCAGAGAGCGCACAGTCCGGGCAATCGCACGCCTCGCAGAGGTCGAGGTATTCAGCGTTGCACATCAGGCGCACCTCGCCTGTTCCATCGCGGCGGTCGTCGCGAGCGTTCGGCCGAGCAGTTCCCGACCGGAGAAACCAATATCGTCTCCGGCGACTATGTAGTGGCAGACTCCCCGATTCCCGATCTTGGCGGACGCGGATTTGGGGCTGCCCTTCCTTTCTTTTTCGTTCATGTGATTGCCTCAGTTGGCAGGTGTTCGACGATCACGATCCGCCCCGTGCGTTCCGCCTCGCGGATCCACTCGGGCGACATGCCCCACTCCTCGAGCCATCGCTGCTTGACGGCGACGGGCGAGGGATATCGGCCCGGAGTCATGCCGACTTCCTCGCGCGGCGCGCGGCAATGACGCCCGGGAGATGCCGGATCGCATCGCGTACCGCCTCGGTAAGGGACGAATAGTGCCCATCCGAGACGGCCTGATCCAGCATCTCCTTATCAAGGTCGGTCAGTCTTAATGTCGTTCTATACACGATTCACCTTCAGGCAGTAGAATTGCCTACAATATGACATGAGATGTTGGAGAATATAAATATGTCGAATTTGCGCCAATGTGACATCAGAACGGTGCAACTATTTTTAATATAACCGCCAACATGTACGCAGCAGTTGACGTTGGAGAATGACATGGCCGAAAAGTCGACGATGCAAAAAAAGCAGATAACGTTTAAGGTACCCGGCCCCGTCGGGAAAGAGATCTATCAGGTGGCAAAGGACGAGGGGTGGGGATCAGTGAGCGATTTCGTCGCGGCCGTCATGACAGACTATCTGAAAGGGCGCGAAATCAAACAGAACCAGAAGGACTACACCCTCGAATCACTTCGTGCTCCCGAGGTCCAACAGGCAATTCATGATATCGTCGACAAGCGCCTCTGGGAGCGATCCCTGCGCGGGGGGGAAAGGCCCCCGTCAGATCGTTAAAATCGTATTTACTCATATTCGCGCGGGTTCCGAAAAAGATAAAAGTTATGGTCCCAAAGATCTTGCCTGAGGGCAAGGTGTGGATAGACTTACTCTTATCGGGAACCCCGCGCACCGCGACGCTGTCGCTCGGATCGCCATCGCCCGTGTCGACACCGTTCTCGACGAACTCGAAAAAATCGTAGATGAACGGCTCGACGCATATGAGCGGCGCCACGCCCGTCTCTACTCCTCGCCGAGGGCGGCAACAGTACCGATGTTGAACTCCGAACCATCCATCCCCCGAAGGATTCCCAACTGATCCTGTAGCGCCCGCCGACCAGACGACCCACATCCCCGTCTGTAACGGCTACGATCGCTCGGGGGCCTGTTTCTCGGTCGGTTCTTCCAAATATATAGGTTCGAATACGAAGTTTTATCAACTTTTATAGGTTCGTAGACCGTCCGCAAATCATATTAACGCTCTGCAGCGACACTCTCTTATGCCCCCGATCGCCGACTACCTCGACCAGTTTCCGAAGCCGAGAACGCGCGCCGTCTACCGGGCGCACCTGTTCGCCTACCTCGACACGCAGTTCGGCCGGCAGCGCGGGGGGCAGGCGGCGACGCCCGAGGAGATCCTCCGGTACGAGGAGACGGCCGGGCGCTACCTCGTCGACCCGAACCCAAACCAGGACCTCGCGCGGTTCGTCGTGGCTCTCGCGCGGATCCCGCCGACCACGGCCTCCCTGCGGTTCTCGGTCGTCGTCGACTGGCTCGGGTTCCACGGGCACGAGATCACGGCCCGGCAGCGGAAGACCCTCATCCAGCGACTCCCGCGCGGCGGCACGCAGACGATCGAGGCCGACCTGGACCGCGAGCGGCTGGGAACCATCCTCCAGCAGCTCGACGTCCGCGGCCGGGCGATCGTCCTCACCCTCGCCTCGTCGGGGATGCGGATCGGCGAGCTCCTGTCGATCCAGATACGAGATATCGACCTGGACAATTCGCCCGTGGAAATCACCATACGAGGGCAGTACACCAAGACCGGCGAGCCGCGCATCACCTACTGCTCGGGCGAGGCCGCCGCCGCTCTCCGCTCCTGGCTGACCGTCCGCGATCAGGTCGTCGCCCGGTCGTTCGGCCGGCACGCGACCCTCGTCTCCCGGGGCCAGCCCGAGAAGGTGCGGGACGATCGCATGTTCCCGTTCTCGCAACATACTATAGGGAACGCCTGGAAGCTCGCGCTCGACAAGTGCGGGATCCGCGAGACCGACCCGACGACCCGCCGCACCACGCTCCACCTCCACATGCTCCGCAAGTTCTTTCACAGCCAAATGAAGCTCGGCTGCCCCGAGGAGGTCGTCGAGGCGCTGATGGGACACGCCGGGTATCTCAGCGGGGCATACCGGAGGTACACGAAAAAGCAGCTCGCCGAGAACTACCTGAAGGGCGAGCAGTACGTGACAGTCATGGTCCCGCCCGAACTGCTCGATATCCAGGGCCGGGTTCAGGACCAGCTCAAGGCCCAGAACGAGCTCTTCCTTGGGCAGTCGGCGCAGATCCTCGAACTCCGTGCCCAGCTCGCAGAGGACCGGCAGCAGCTCGCCGCGCTCTCGGCGCTCGTCCAGCATGAGCGGATCAGGGAACGCGAATAGCAATCCTTTTTGCACCGGCCCGCGCCTATCGATCATGCGCTCTCTGATTCTCCTCCTCGCACTCCTCCTCTGCGCAGCCGGCTGCCCGGCCCCCGTCCCGCCGCCACCGCCGCCGAAGTAAACAGGTTCCCGCTCCGAACCGTACGACATCGGAGATAGTATAGTTGACGATACGCTGCTCCCAATTCCGCCGTAAGAAGCGCCTACTTCCGCATTCA